GGAGATTTTACAGCCGGCACGGGTACTGCGATAACATACGACTGTCTGTTTATGACGCAGACGCAACTGAATGCAGTACAGAAGTCATTAAACGGATTCAAATACCGCACGGGCGAAATCCCGTTAAGGCTTGGCAATATGCTGATAGATGCGTGGGATACGGCCAGCATAACCTACGGCGGGGAAACCGTGAAAATCCCTGCCGCAAATATTTCCATGACGTATAACGGCGGCCTGTCTATGACAATAGAAGCACCAGCTGAAGAACAGTCTGCGGACAGCGGCGAAAGCTATAAGTCGCCTGCGCAGAAGCAGGCGGAACGAATAACAGCAGATATAATCAGCGCAAAACAAGCATTACTCGAAAAAGCGGATATTGCAGAGCTTAACGCACAGATTGCAAACCTCGAAAACGTCTATGCCGCAAAGGCTGATATTACCGAGCTTTCCGCACAAATAGCCACGATTGATAATCTGACAGCTAAGAAAGCAGATGTTGAACAGCTGTATGCAAAGAAAGCGGATATAGATACGCTTGTAGCCGATACGGCAACGCTTAAAACGCTGAAATCCGATGTTGCAAACATAGATGTTCTGCTGTCGGGCAAAGCCGGAACGGGTGAACTGACATCTATAAAGCTGACTGCCGAAAATGCGGAAATAGCGACTGCGCTGATAAAGGACCTTACAGCCGCAAACTTCCGGTCAAAGACCATCGAAACCGATGATTTTACGATAAAATCAAGCAGCGGAAAATTGCAGATAGTCGGAAACACAATACAGATCAAGGACGTAAATAATACCGTCCGTGTCCAGATAGGCGAGGACGGTAAATCCGACTATGGCATTTACGTTACCGATGCAGGCGGAAAGATAATGTTCACCTCTTACGATGGCTTGCACGAAGACGGCATAAAGAGCGGTATTATCAAAAATGATATGGTGGCAGATGACGCACATATCAGTGGCAGTAAGCTGGACATTTCGAGCGTTATTGACGGTATCAATGCCGATAACAGCGCCTATCTTAATACAAGTAAGGTCGTCATAGACGGAACATCTCAGACAATAAATGCAAAATTCACGGAGCTGACTGCAAGCATAGGCAGTATCGGCACCCGTACTTCTGCACTGGAAAGCGACCTGTCGGGCTTTCGGACAACAGTGTCAGAAACATACGCCACGAAGTCGGCGGTTGACAGTATACAGATAGGTGGAAGAAATCTGCTGTATGACAGCACGGGGAACATCAAAAACGGCTGGAGCGGTAACACTATAATAACGGTTGATGGCGGAATATCAGGAAATAGCCTTGCAATATCCAGAACCGGCTATTCCGGCAATGCACGATATTTTGGCACGAACAAGAGGCACTTTCTGACAGATTTCGAGGTTGGCGCAAGTTACACTCTGTCGGCGTGGATAAAGGTCAGAAGCGATGTCGAGCTTGACGCAAGCGGGTATGTAATGGCAAGATTTCGCTCGGCAGATGATAAAAAGCTGTATGCCCTGTCGCTGACGGTGAGCAGTCAGACAGAAAAGGATAAGTGGATATATTACGAGAAGACGTGGACGATAAATGACAGCGACATAGCAAAACTCGAATGCGTGGCACTTGCGCTTGATAAAAACGGCATGATTGAGGCTTGCAATATCAAGCTCGAAAAAGGCACTAAGGCTACGGACTGGTCACCTGCTCCTGAGGATACCACAGCCGAAATAACATCGTTATCAAGCAAGCAGTCAAGTCTTGAGCAAACGGTAAACGGCTTTAAGGCAACTGTTGAAAGCACATATGCGACAAACGACAGCGTAACGCAGAAGGTTTCCGCCGTAGAGCAGAAAGCCGACAAAATATCGTGGATTGTAAAATCGGGAACATCGGAAAGCAGTATGGAGCTGACAAGCAAGGCCTTGGAGATTATTGCGGAGACCAAAATCAAAGGTGATGTGATTGTGGGCGGAGTTATCAAAAGCGGCAACTATGATGTTGCAAAAGGCACTGGTATGAAGCTGACGCTGGCAACGGGCGAGTGGGACAGCAAATACTTCAAAGTAAGCAGCACCGGCACTATTACAGCTACGGGTGGAACGATAGGTGGATTTACGATAAGCAATAATTCACTGTATAACGGGCTGGACACAATTAATCACAAAGAAGGAACAAATGAAACGGCTGGTGTTAATATCAGCGTTTTGGGAGGTTTTTCTGCGTATAACGGGGAATACGGAACTGAAATGAACAATGGGCAAATACGGTTCTATTCATTAGGTAGAGAGCTTGGGTATATTACTCCGGGATCAACTGATTTTAGTGACTATAGCAAAACAGGAATAGGCATAGTTGCCACCAATCAAATTGGTGGTGCTGGATTATACGGACGAATAGATTTAGGCTACAAGGATAAGATGAACGGCAATACCTATATTGCAGCATACAGTGTGTGTTGCGATGGTAAAAAAAACAGTAACGATGGATTTAATTCAACTTTTCACATTAAAACTCGCTTTTCAAGTGGCATAGACGTTTCGGATATTTATTTCAGTTACGAAAACAAGACTATTTGCTCAATTGGTATTGCGGGTTACTATGGGGTAGGTGGCATTTCTCCCGATGTGTACAAATGGTTGCCTGTATTTAACGATTATGTTGCATTCAAAAGAGGCATCCTTTTCGATTCTTCGAACCCGTCATTAATTTATCATGGCGCAAACAGGTTGCTGGCGTGTTCATCATCAAAAATTGTGGTTGGCAACTCTAACTTAGCTTTATCGTTGATAGGTTCATCGCTGACATCTTCAAGTACCATATCCGTTTCATCCGACGCCCGTATGAAAAACCACATAGCCGACTTGCCGAGCAAATCTGAAAACCTTTTTGATTATCTTGACGGAAAGTCGTTTTTCTATAACGGTGACAATTCAACCGCTAAAAACTACGGCTTTATCGCACAAGATGTTTTATCCGCTTTACAAAAATGCGGGCTTTCGACAGACGATTTTGCAGGATTCTGCGATATAAACGGCGATGGCAGTCAATACGCACTTGCGTATGAGCAGTTTATTCCGCTGATGTGGAATGAGATAAAAAGATTAAGAAAAGCACTAAGCGAAAGGAGTTAATTATGCTTAGAAGTAACAAAACAACACAGTTTGACGGTACAAGCTATATCACTGACGGAGAGGGCAACGAACAGACCGTAGCGTATTTCAGTGCTACCATAAGGACGGACAAGACCGTAACGATGAGCATGACAGTATCGAACGCTGAGTTGTATGAAGAAAACAAAACCACAGTCAGAGCGGATTATACGGAGTTTCAGACCGCAGTATATGCCGCCCAGGACGCAGAGTAAGGAGAAGCTATGAAGTTATCAACTGTAGTAAATGCAATCCCCGTCATAAGCAAGCTGATGAGCAAGGAACTGCCCGTCATACAGTCGTATGCTGTGGCAAAGCTGGCACGGAGAATAGATGAGGAAACGAAGCTGTATAATGAGCAGAGGCAGAAGCTCTTGCAGAAATACGGCGAGCAGGATGGCGAGAAGTACGTTATCCGCCCTGAAAACGTAGATGTTTGCAATGGGGAGCTTGAGGAGCTGCTCAACATTGATGTTGATATACCAGAAAAGATTGATATTCTCTCGACGAATGTTGTTCTGACACCCGCCGAGATGATAGCAATAGAAGATTTTTTAGCCGAATAGGCAGAAAGGACGAAAAAATGAGCAAGATACAGATAATTATTGACAGCATAGCAGGTGCGGTCGGAGCGGTTTTAGGCTTTATGTATGGAGAGGTTACGGGGCTGTTCTGGGCGTTGATAGCGTTTATGGCACTGGACTATATCACAGGCGTGATTGTGGCGATCATAGAAAAGCGATTATCTTCAGAAGTCGGTTTCAGAGGTCTGGCAAAGAAGTTTCTGATACTGGTCTTTGTAGCAGTTGGCCATATTGCC